GTAAAATTAATGGACTTGGCTGTTGAATCTGAATACGATATCAGAAGACAAGGAACATTAATGGTTGCTAAATACGCTATGGGTCACGGAGTTCTGAGACCTGAAGCAGCAGTTGGTATTAAAGAAGTTTAATCTTTAATAACCACTCAATAGATTAGGGGGATTAAAGTCCCCCTTTTCTACTAATAATAAACTTTAAAGCATGCCTCTAGTGGGTGCTTTAATTAAACTTGCTTAACAAAGGAGAAAAAAATGACACTAGACTTTACACCGTTTAAGGCGTTCTCAATAGGTTTTGATGACCTATTTAATGAACTGTCTAAAATTAAAACAGTTGGTTACCCACCATATAATATTGAAAAAGTAAAAGATGGTGAGTATAAAATTTCTATGGCATTAGCTGGTTTCGGTAAATCTGAAATTGATGTTAGTGTTAAAGAAAATGTTTTAAAAGTAAAAGGTAAAAAAGATAAATCATCTGTTGGTGATTTCTTATACAAAGGTATTGGAGAAAGGTCTTTTGAACAAGCGTTCAAATTGGCTGAGTACACAAACGTTGTAAAAGCAGATTACAAAGATGGTATTCTTGAAGTATCTTTGGAACAAAAACTTCCAGAAGAAAAACAAGAAAAGAAAGTTAAAATATCTTAATTAACAAGTCTAGGGGATGGATTATCTGTCCCCTAGTTTTATCTAAAATATATTTATAGGAGATTATGAGTACACAAATTATACCTACAACTGAGTTACAAGCGATAAACATTATGTTGTCTGTTATTGGAGAAGCACCTGTTAACTCTATTACAGGGACAACAACTGTTGATGTATCTACAGCAAAAAATATTTTAGATGAAACTTCAATGTCTGTCCAAAGTATTGGATGGCATTTTAATACACATGAAAAATGGACTTCATTAGCTCTTGACCAAGACAATAGAATACCATTACCATCTAACTGCGTTAAAGCTGATGCAAGTAAAGATTATAGACATTTAAATTACACACTTAGAAATGGTTATTTATACGATTTAGAAAGACACACAGATGTTTTTACAAGTGCTCCTGCCTCTGTTGATTTAGTTTTAGTACAACAATTTGAACAACTTCCAGAATATGCTAGACAATACATTACATTAAAAGCAGCAAGAAGATTTGCGTCAAGATTTTTAGGTGATAAAAGTATTGTTGAATTAATTGCAAATGATGAACAAGAAGCTTTAATGTCATTTCATCAAGCTGATAGTCAAGAAGCCGATGTTAATATTTTAGAAGGTGATTACAATACATACTCAATTATAAACAGACCAACTAGAAGGACTTATTAATGGGTAGAGTAATATCTCAGAGTATTCCTAATTTTCTGAATGGTATCTCTCAACAAACACCTACACAAAGAGGAATAAATCAAGGTGAATTACAACTTAATTTACAAAACAATATTGTAGATGGTTTGTCAAAAAGACCTTCATTAGATTACATTTCTACATTAGATGCTACAAATGTGTTTCCTAACACAACTAAATTTTGGTCTATTCAAAGAGATGAAAATAATCAATACATTGTAACATTTTATAATGGTGGTGTTAAAGTTTGGGATTTACAAGGTAATTCAAAAACAGTTACTATTGCAAGTGGAGCAAGTTATTTAACTTCTACAAATCCTAGAAAAGATTTTAAATTAGTTAATATTGCAGATTATTCTTTTATAGTTAATAAATCTATAACAGTGTTAGCAGATACAAATACAAGTGCTGTTAAAAATGAAGAGTTTTATGTTAACTGTGTTGCTACTAATTTTGGAAATGAATACACTATTAAATTAACACACCCAGATATGCAGGCTGCATTGGGATATGGTTTAGAAATTAAATTGCAAATGCCTAATGGCTCAAGTGCAAATAGTGATACAATTTATAGAGATACTAAACATATTGCCGATATTTTTATGTATGGTACTTCTAGTCAATACTGGAATGGTTCATCTTCTGCTGAAATTAAAATAGTTAGAACAGATACAAACGCTGTTTTATCTACTACAGATGGTTTAAATACATATTCAGGATTTACAACTTATTTTGATTTTCAATTAATGAACTCTGTTATCTATGGTGAACCTAAAGATAATGACCCATTATATACAATAGAAACTGGAGATGGAGCAGGTAATTCCACTTTTTATGCTATTAGAGATGAAATATCAGATTTTACAAAATTACCTTATCATGGTTTATCTGGCACTAAAATAAAAGTTATCGGTGCTGAAGGTGATGTTATAAGTGATTATTGGGTTGAATTTAAAACAGATGGTGTTTGGGAAGAAACGATTGCACCAGCAACAAGTTTAGGTTTAAATAATTCAACAATGCCACATGCATTGATTAATAATAATGATGGTACATTTACTTTTAAAGAATTAGATTGGACAGATAGAAAATGTGGTGACAGTGATTCAAATGCTGACCCTTCTTTTGTTAATAGAAAAATTAATAATTTAACATTCTACAAAAATAGATTAGGATTTTTGTCTGGAGAAAATTTAATCTTTACTGAAAATGCTGACTTCTTTAATTTGTTTGCAACAACAGTTACACAGACTTTAGATACAGACCCTATTGATATTGCAGCTTCAGGAACACAAGTTAACACATTAAAAAATTCAGTGTCCTTTAATGAATCTTTATTATTATTTTCTGATACAGCTCAATATAAATTAGGAGCAACAGGTAGTGATGCAATTACACCTACCACAGCAATACTTAATGAAGTATCAAGTTTTGAACATGATGATAATGTAAGGCCTGTGTCTGCTGGTAAGTTTGCATATTTTGCACAATCAAGAAATAACAACACAGCAATTAGAGAATATTTTGCTGATGATAATACATTAACAAATGATGGTTTAGATATTACAGTTTCAGTACAAGATTTATTACCTACTAATGTTTATCAATTAATTAGTAATACAACAGAAGATACATTAATAGCATTAGCTGCTGATACCGCAGATGCACAAGTTGCACCATATGTTTCAGGGAGTGCTGTTACATCTGTTAATGCAAACGCAATGTATATTTATAAATACTTTTTTGATAGAGGTGAAAAAGTTCAAACAGCTTGGTCTAAATGGTCATTTACTGGCTTAAAAATATTAGGAGCCATGTCAACTGATAGTTTTGTTTATGTATTAGCAAATGAAAATACAGACCTTAAATTATTTAAAATTGATTTGAGAAATTTAAAAGATACTACAATTGGATTTTCTGTTTATTTAGATTTAAAAAAATTAGTAACAGGCACATATAATGCTGGAACTAATTTAACAACAGTTACTTCTCCTTATGGAGTTAAAACAGGTTTAATAGCAGTTGATGCTACTAATGGTAACAACTATTCATTAACAAATACAACAGGTTCTAATTATACATTAGAAGGTAATCATACCAGTGTTTACATAGGCGTTCCTTTTGCATCTCAATATAGAATGTCACCACAATATGTTAGAGAAACTTCTGGTAGAGGGTTAGTTGCAATTACTTCTGGTAGATATCAGATTAGAAACATAACTCTTAATTATGAAAACTCAGGATATTTTGAAGTTGATGTAACACCTAAAGGAAGAAACGTTAGTAGTTCAATTATGAATGGTTATATCATTGGTACTGCAACAAGTAAAGTTGGAGTTCCAGCAATTAACTCAGGCACATTAAGAGTTCCTGTATCTGCTAGAAATACTGATTTTACATTTGATATTAAAAGCGATTCTCATTTACCAATGTATATTGCAAGTGCAGAAGTAGAAGGTTATTATCATAATCGTTCAACAAGGATTTAATTATGAGTGAAGCTAGTGTGCGTAAAGCAGTGTTACAAGATGCTTTAGATTTGGCACCTAAGATTAGAAAAACTGATAGAGAAGAAATAAGAGCTTCTGATAATCAATCACCTTTAGAAGCTTTAGTTAAACCATTTACAATTAATGGCAGTAAAATATTTTCTATTATTAAAGATGGCAAAGTAATCGGAATGTTTGGTTCATCACCTTGTGCTGAGCCTGATTACGGAGTTGCTTGGATGTTGTCTAGTGAAGATTTGTTTAAACATACCAAACAATTTATTAAAGAGTGTCCCCATTGGATAAATGAAATGGGAGAAGGATATAAATATTTATATAATTTTGTAGATAAAAGAAATTGGAAGTCACTTAAATGGCTCCAATATTTAAAATTTGAACCAAAAACTGAAATAGGAGATTATGGATTTGAAAAAATTCCTTTTTTATTAATGATGAAAGAAGTAAATAAATAATGTGTAGCATACAATTAGCTATGGCGGGACTAAGTATAGTCTCATCAATACAGGAGTACAACAGTAAAAAAGCCGTAGCAGCAGCTCAAGAAAGAGCTAATGAACAAACAAGAAGAAATTCTGACCAAGCTTATTTATATGATTTATCAAAAATAGATTCAGAAGCTGTTAGTGCAAGTAGAGAAAAAGCATTGGCTAATTTTAAAAACACTCAAGACGCAAATAAAAAACTTGCACAAAATTTAAATTTAAATGCTGGTAACCCAGATAAAATAATACAAGATATTGCAGGAACACATGACATGGCATTTTTGGATGTTACTAAAGATTATGAAACAGACGTTACAAGATTATATGGTAAAACTAAAGAAGCTTACGCAGCTCAACAAAGAAGATATAATAGCATTGCACCAGTTGTAATGCCAAGTAGAACAGGTTTGTTCTTAAATGTTGCTACAGCAGCCGCTAAAGGCTATCAAGCACACACTGCTGCTAATTCCGCAATAAATTATGATGGTGCTACATCAATGGCAGAGTATCAATCAAATCCAACAGGATATAGTGGAAGTAGATAATTATGGCATATAAATCAAGAGTAACAAATCAATACATGGGAGCAACGTTTGCTGGTCAAGTGGCATCTTCAAATAAAAGTGATGTAACAGATTTAATAGATATATTACAAAAAGATGTTAACCCAGCTTTAGCTAGAATAGCTGATAAATATGTTGAAACTAAAAAAGATGTTGCTAAAGAAAAAATTAATCAATTACTTTTAACAAAAGATTCTAAAACTGTACAACAAGAAATATTAGAAGGTAAACACCCAGAGTTATCAAATCAATATGTTGGTAAAATTGTATCACAAGAAACTGGTAAAGCAGATGCAGCTGCTGCAATAGCTCAAATAGAAGCAAATAAAAATTTATATAATCCTGAAGAAACTAATTTACCAGCTTTTTATAAACAATATTTACCTGATTTTAAAGATAAAGATGGTGCATATGCGTTAGGTTTTGCTTCTATCTTTAATCAATTTAAAGCTAAAGACGCAATTAATGACGCTATAAAAAGAAATGAAAGAGCAGAAAAGAAAAAATTAGAAGAAGGAGCTGCAATATTATCAGCTGTTGAAGTTCAAGATTTTTGGGGAACTGTAAAATCAAGAGTAATTCCATTGCCACCAGCAGAAGGTGAAACACAAAAAAGATATTTAAGAACTTATGAACAAGCTAATAATGAAGCTTTATTACATATTAACAGCATTATTGACAGTGCTAAATCAACAGATGAATTATATCGTGCAGAACAAATTATTAACGCTGATAGAGGAATAGGTTCTGGGGGAAATGCTTTAGGTTCATTATATTCAAATAGGACAACAAGTGAGAAAGCAGCAAAATTAATAGAGAAATTTGAAACTAAACAAAGAGTTTTAGCAAATGCTGAATACACTCAAATGACTAGAGCAAAAGAAGCAGAGAAAGATAATTACATAACAGAATATTTTAACATTGACCAAAGCACAACTGAAGGACAAATTGAAGCTTCAATTTTAAAACAACAAATGTTAAACAAATATCCTAGTATAGCTGTTACTTTAAATAGCACAGCTAAAAACATAAATGATATGCTTGAAGATAAAACAGCTGTTACTACACTAGAACAAGATGTTATGAATGGTAAATACAATTATAATAATGCTGCTTTAAATGAAGAATGGAGAAGACATTCTAATAATCCTCAAACATTGTCAAGTTTACTTAAATTAAAAAAACAAGCCGAAATAGATGCAGCTGCTGGATATACACCACCATTCCAAGAACCAGCTTTTACTAAAACTGTTGGTAAAATAAATAAAATAATTGTGGATTTAGTTCCTAGTGTTGATAAAAAATATCAATCACAAAAAAATCAATATGTTTCTGATTTAATATCACAAGAAATGCAAGGTGATTATTTAGATTGGTTAAAAGACAATCCTAGACCACCTAAAAATTCTCCTGATACAGTTAAAAATAATTGGTTTAGTGAACAACAAAAATTCTTTAATACACAATATAATGATAAAATTAAAACTTACAGTCAATCAAATTGGTTAGCAGGTATTGCTGATAGAATTAATAAAGAAGGTATTGATTTAAGTTCTAATATTGATTTAGATAATATTGCTGAAGAATTTTATGAAAATAGAGTAAATGATGCTGTAGAAAAGTTTAAACCTTTTATGAGTAAAATTGAATCTGAATCTGATTTAAACATGATTGATAGAGCTCAAACATTAATGAACACTAGAGATTTTCAAGCTTTACTTAAACAAAAAGGATTTGAAGGATTTTCTACTGACCCTATTAAACAGAAAGCTTTGGCAAGTGAATTAATCAAAAAAATGGGTATTCAAGAAAAAGATTTTACTGATGAAATAAATCAGCTTAATGACACTATTAAACAGAATTTATCTACATTTACATTACCTAAAATAGAAACATATACTCCTTTAGGTTTGATTCAAAAATCATCAAGCGTAGAAAATCAAAAGAATTTCTTTGTTAATACTATAGAGCAATTAACTGGCAGACCAATGACAAAAGAAATTTACAATAAAATATTAACTCCAGATGCTAAATTAAATCTTGCAAAAGCTTTTGACATAAGTTCAGTGCAATTAAATTCTTTAGTAAGTGAGTATTTAAAATAATAAATGGCTGAAATTGATTTAGGAATTTCTTGGGAAACTGAAACTCAAGACGCAACACAAAGTGCTATAGACGCTAGAAATCGTAATAGAAGAGACAGAATTGAAAGACAAAAATATGATGCTATGCAAAAAGCAGAAAAACAACGTCTTGCACTTGATAAATTACAATCAGATGAATTTCAAACAGTTTTAAAAAGATATTATTCTGGTGGCATTAGTGATGTTGTTGGTGGTAAAAAAATAGAAGACTATACAAAATCTGAAATGATAGAAAAGTTTTATCAAGATAGAATTTGGAGTGAATATAACACTGCTGGTATTGCAAATGATGTTGGACAAGTATTAGCTAAAGATGAAACATACAAATCAGATTGGGCAGAAATAACACAAGTGTATGCTGACCTTCCTTATTTTGGGGGTGAAACAATAGGTTTTCTTAAATGGGCTAAAGATTTTGTCCCTGCATTAGTTGTTGACCCTCTTAATTTATTTACACTTGGTGCTGGTAAAATTATTACTAGAGAAGCTGGTAAAACAGCTTTAGAAGCACTTACTAAAGAACAATTTGTTAAACAAGCTCAGAAAAAAGTAGCACTTGAAATTGGAGCTAAAGAAGCTGCGTTTGGAGCTACTATTGCTGCTGGAACAGATGTTGCAAGGCAAACAGCTGAAATTGATGCTGGTTTAATGACTGATTACAATTTAACTAGAACACTTACTTCTGCGGCTGCTGGTGGTGTTGCACAAGGAACAATAGGTGCTGGGATGGCCGCTTGGTCAGCTAAAGGTAAAGCTGGTAAATTTTATGACATTGGAGAAGGTTTTAAAGGTGATTACTCAAGAGATTTCGGTTTTGCTGGTAGTAAATCTGATGTAACTTTTTCAGGTAAAGATGGTAAATCTAAAAGTTATAATCCTGAAACACCTTCACAAAAAGCACCATCAAAAATTACTGATAGAGTAAGTGAAATTAATACAATTAATAGTGCAGCAGATAATATTAAAAGAAAAACTCCTATTATTAATTTAAGTAAAATAAATCCTGATGAACCACATAATGTAATTGTTCAAGAAATTAAATTAACAATAGATGATTTAGTTAAAAAAGGAGAAGTAAGAACAACTGAAAGAGTTGGCTTATTTAATCAAATAAAAAACAAAGCATCTAAATTATTAGGTAAAAATAATGCTGATGCATTAGATGAAGAATTAAAAACAGTTGCTAAAATTGCTCCAGATTTAGCTCCTACTATTTATGCTGGTCGTGTAAATATTTTAAATAAATCTAAAGAAGTATCTGAAATTAGAAAACTTACTGACAAAGCTGTTGATATAGATGAAAAATTAGCTGTTACTGATAAACTTATACAAGCAATAGAAGAAAAATCTATTCTTATTAAAAATCATGTTGATACAGTACAAGGTGTTTCAGACGCTTTAAATCAACAAAGATTAATGGTTGAAATGACTGAAGCTGATAAATTAAGAATGGAAACAGATATTGCTATTAGTAAAGAGTTACCGTCTATTATTGCTAAAATTAAAAAACTTACGCCAGAACAAAAAATAAAAGCTGTCAATGATTTAGCAGCTATAAGTAACAATGATAATAAAATGCGTAAATTAATTAATGATGTTAATAGAAAATCAAAAGAAAAAAATGTTAGTTTCTTTGAAGCTTTAAATGAATTTACAACAGCTAATTTATTGGGAGACCCTACAACACATGAAATTAATTTGCTTTCTTCTGCTGTTAAATTTCAAACAAGTATTGTAGAACAATTTGCTGGCGGTGTTATTACTTTTGCTAAAGGAAACAGAGCACAAGGTATTAATCAAATGCAAATGGCAGGTGATTTATTAGTGTCTCAATTAAGATTTTTTCACATTGCTGCTAAAAAAGCTCAGTTAGCATGGAAAGCTAATAGAAGTATTGGAGATAGTTTAGAACATAGATTTGATGGAAGACAACAAAGAAATATAGAAACATATTTTGACCAACTAAAAGCTTCTGATAGTAAAATAAAACAATGGATGGCAACTTCTGGCTCACCTATTGGTAAACTATCTTTTATGACTTTAAAATTACTTGGAGCTGGTGACACTCTGATGAAAAACATATTTAATAGAGCTGCTAGAGTTGCTAATGTTAATCAAAGAATGAGAGCTTTTTACCCTGAATTATGGAAAGAAAGAAAAATATTTAATAAAACTAAAATAGTAGAAATAGAAGACAACATAAGAAACATTAAAGAAAACATTAGATTTGAACAAGCACAAGATAAAATTAATGTTAATAAATTAACTAAATTAAATAATAAATTAAAAGAATTAGAACAAACTAAAGTATCACAAACTCCATTTGAAAAAAAATGGTCTGAACTATATTATCAATATGAAGATGAATTTGGTAATTTTAGAGCAACTAAAACATTTAATCCTATTGAAGTAAAAACATTAGATGATTTAACTAAGTCAGTTGCTAATGACCCTCTGTACATATCAAGAGAAGCTTCATTCACACAAAATCTTAAAAATGAAATGCTTGATGCAACACAATTTTATCCAGACCAACAACAAAGTAAATATAATTTAGGTGACTGGTTATTAAAAACAGTTAATAAAGCTCCATTAGTAAGAGTTCTTACTGGATTACATTTTGTAAAAACTCCTGTAAATTTATTTAAATACGGATGGCAAATGACACCATTACTTAATAAATTAAACATGGAACACAGAGCATTATTAAATGCATCAGACCCTGTTGTTAGGAATAAAGCACAATCAGTACAAGCAGTTGGTGCTGCTATTTATGGTTTAGCTACTTATTTAGCATTTACAGATAAATTAACTGGACACAAAGAAAAAGATAGAAAACATAGATTTTCTTATAAATGGGAAGATGAAAATGGTGTTACTCAATATACATCTTTATCAAGATTTTTTCCGTTGTCTATTCCTTTTATGGTTATGGCATCTATTAAAGATTCTATAGAAGATTTTCAAGATGTGTTTAATGACCCATTACACAGTGCAGAACAAAATAGATTTTTAGATTATATGCAACACATTGCTGGTTCTTCATTTTCTTTATGGTCTAACATATTTGCATCCAATTTAATGACGCAAGATTTCTTTAAAATAATGGAAATATTTAGTCAAAGTGAAGCAACAGAAGAAGAAGGCGCTGCTAACATATCTAAATTAGAAAGATATTTTGGTAGAAGCACAAGTAAATTAATTCCTTTAGCTACAACATGGAGATGGACAAATAAAGTGTTTGCAGATGCTGAAGCAGAGTTAGTTACCATGACTGACCATTTAGCACAATCTAGTCCTTATGCTTTATCTAAAATAATTAATGAAAAGTATTTGGGTGGACAATATGAAAAATTAAATTATGGAGATGCTTTGTCTCCTAGAAGAGACCCATTAGGTAATGTCTATCCTAAAACAAAAGGTTTATTATTAGGTAATGCACAAGATGTATTTCCTACATCATCGCATTGGAGTGCGAACATGTTAGATAGTAATGGTGAAAAAATAACATTATCTAAAGAAGCTAGAGAAAAATTACAAACTTCTAACATTGAATGGGAACGACCTATATTTAATATTAAAATTGGAACTAAAGAATCTTTAAATTTAAAAGAGACTGAAATCCTAGAAGTTAAAAATCCACAAGGTGGTAAGATAACTTTCCCTGAAGGAACAACAGCTTACGAAGCATTGTTACAATTAAAAGGTTTATTTAAAATAAACGATAAAACTTTAAATGAAACATTTAGAGATGAGCTTGAAAACCCTAATTCTATTTATAACACTAGATATGGTAAAAATAGATTTATAGGTGGTCAAAAAGAAGCAGATAAATACTTATTAGATAAGATAAGAGAATTTGAAAGAGAATCAAGAGACTGGTTAAAATACTATGGTATTATACAAATTGATGGTAAAACCACTACTATTGAGGGACTTAAATCAGCAGCTGAAAAAACACTAGAAAAACTGTACCAATAAAGTACCCCTTTTAGAAGAGATAAACATAAATATAGGATATAATGGCTAATTCATTTGTAAGATATACTGGAAACGGTACTACTACAGCATACGCTATTCCTTTTAGTTACCGTAGTGTTGACGATTTGTCAGCTACAGTTAACGGTGTAGTTGTAACAGCATATACTTTAGATGGTGCTGGAACAACACTTACGTTTACTACAGCTCCTGCGGCATCTTCAGCAATTGAGATAAGACGTACTACAAGTCAAACAACTAAATTAGTTGATTATGTCTCTGGCTCAGTATTAACTGAGAATGATTTAGATACAGATTCTGACCAAGCATTTTACATGGCTCAAGAGGCCATTGATAAAGCTGGTGACGTTATTACATTGGATGGAGCAGATTTCCAATGGGATGTACAAAGTAAAAGATTAAAAAATGTTGCAGCTCCAACAGCTGATACAGATGCTGTTAACAAAGCATTTATATCTACCAATTTACCTAACATTAACACAGTAGCTGGTATTGCAGCTGATGTGACTACTGTTGCTGGTATATCTGGTAACGTAACTACAGTCGCAACTAATGATGCTAACATAACTACAGTTGCTACAAACATAGCTTCAGTAAACACTGTTGCAACAGACATTGCAAAAGTTATAGCAGTAGCAGATGATTTAGCAGAAGCAGTTTCAGAAGTAGAAACAGTTGCAAATGATTTAAATGAAGCAACATCAGAAATAGAAGTTGTTGCTAATAGTATTACTAATGTAGATACAGTTGGAACTAACATAGCTGATGTAAACACTGTAGCAGGAATTTCTGGTAATGTTACAACTGTAGCAGGTATCTCAAGTGATGTTACTGGTGTTGCAGGTATTTCTACAGCAGTTACTAATGTTAACTCAAATAGCACAAACATAAACGCAGTTAATGCTAATTCAGCTAACATCAATACAGTTGCAGGTATAAATGCAGATGTAACTTCTGTTGCAGGAATATCAGCAGCAGTATCAGCAGTAAATTCTAATTCAACAAATATTAATGCGGTCAACGCTAACAGTACAAATATAAATACAGTCGCAACTAATAATGCAAATATCAATACAGTTGCTGCCAATAATGCAAATATTACAACAGTTGCAGGTATATCAGCTAACGTAACAACAGTTGCGGGCATATCTGCTGATGTCACTGCGGTAGCAGGTGATGCAACAGATATTGGAACAGTTGCGGCAGACTTATCTGGTTCAAATAATATTGGTACAGTTGCAGGTTCAATTGCTAATGTAAATAGCGTTGGCGGTTCTATTGCCAATGTAAACACAGTCGCAACTAACATAGCTGATGTAAATAGTTTTGCTAACACTTATCGTATTGCAGCTTCTGCTCCCACTACTTCTTTAGATATTGGAGATTTATATTTTGATACAACTGCAAATGAATTAAAAGTTTATAAAGCTAGTGGTTGGTCTGCTGCTGGTTCTACAGTTAATGGAACAGCTGCTAGATTTACATACAATATTACTGGTACACCTAATTCAGTATCTGGTGCTGATGCTAATGGTGCAACACTTGCATATGATGCTGGCTTTGCAGACGTATATGTAAATGGTGTTCGTATGTCTAGTGCAGACATTACAATTACTTCAGGTACATCAGTTGTATTTGCTTCAGCTTTAGCAGATGGTGATGTAGTGGATGTAGTTGCTTATGGAACATTTAATGTTGCAGCTATTGATGCTTCCAACATTACTTCTGGAACTTTAAACATAGCTAGAATAGCAGATGGTTCTATTACTAATGCTAAACTTGCAACACCTTTTAGTTTAACTAATCCAACAATTACTTCTATTGCTCCTGACACCATTACTAATGATGCAACATCTATTGTTATCACAGGAACGAATTATGTCATCACACCATTAGTAGAAATTATATCTACTTCAGGAAAAGTTTATTTTCCAAACACAGTAACTAGAAATTCAGCAACGCAATTAACTGTTAATGCAACGATACCTGATGATGGAACTTATTTTATTAGAGTAGAAAATCCTGATGGACTTGCAGTTAGAAGTTCAACAGCTTTGCTTACAGTTTCAGATGCTCCTACTTGGAGTACATCTGCTGGAAGTTTAGGTTCAGTTGCACAAGGTGGAAGTTTCTCAACAACGCTTTCAGCTTCTTCCGATAGTGCGGTGACTTATTCAGTTGTTTCTGGTGCTTTACCAACAGGATTATCTTTAAATAGTTCTACAGGTGCAATCACAGGAACAGAAAGTGGAAGTGATACACAAGAAACAGTTTACTCTTTCACAGTAAGAGCAACAGATGCTGAAAGTCAAACTGCGGATAGAGCATTTAGCATAACAGTAACAGTAGGAATTAATAATGGAGGACAATTTAACTAATCATGGCTAGTACATATTTATCACGTACAAATACAACACCGACAAGTGCTTACAAATATACTTTTAGTGCTTGGGTTAAAAGAGGTGAACTTGCTACAAGAGGACAATTTTTTAGAGTTATAAATCCAGCAGATACAGCAGCATATACTTTTGTAGAATTTACTGCTGGTGATTTAATTGGTTACAATGAATATGATGGTGGAGTTAATTCCATAGGTGGACAAACTAATGCTGTATATAGAGATTCCAACGCTTGGTATCACATAGTTTTTGCTGTTGATACTACACAAGCAACTGGAGCGGATAGAGGAAAATTATATGTTAATGGAGTTCAAATTACTTCATTACAAAACACAACAACAGGAGCACAAAATCAAACAGTAACGGCTACTTATTCTGGAAAAGATGCAAATGTAGGTGGCGACCCAGTAGGTTCTGGTGCTACAAGAAAATTTGGTGGCTTAATGGCACACGTTCATTTCTGCGATGGTTATACATATGACGCATCAGCTTTTGGAGAAACAGATGCAACAACGGGAATATGGAAACCTAAAACTGCACCATCAGTTACTTATGGAACTAATGGTTTCTTCTTAAAGTTTGAAAATTCAGGTTCTATGGGAACAGATAGTTCAGGTAATGCAAATAACTTTACTGTGAATGGTACAATGACACAAACAATAGATACACCTAGTAATGTTTTTGCTACAGGTAATCCTTTAGCACAATTATCTGTTGGAACTTTATCTAATGGAAACAATACAATAACAGGTAGCAACACTACAAATTATTATGGATTTATTTCATCTACTTTAGGAATGTCATCAGGTAAATATTATGCAGAATTTAAAAAAATAAGTGGTAATGATGCTATTGATATAGGAATTTCTGATAATCCAAATTGTAGTGGAGTAAATGCAAGTGATTATTTAGGAGTTGGTGCTTATCAATGGTCTTATGGTGGTTCAGGAAATGTAAGAAATAATGGCAGTTCTTCTGCTTATGGAAATAGTTATACTGATGGCGATATTGTAGGAGTAGCATTAGATTTAGATAACAATAAATTATATTTTTCTAAAAATGGAACTTGGCAAAATTCTGGCGACCCAGAAAGTGGTGCAACAGGCACAGGTGCAATATCTATAACAGCACCAACATCAACAAATACTGGTATTTATCATTTTGCTTTTGGAGATAATTCTAGTTCATCTTTTGGAGTTGTATCAGCAAACTTCGGCAACGGCTACTTCGGAACTACTCCAGTAGCTTCAGCACAAAATCCTGATGATGGAATCGGAATCTTTGAATTTTCGCCACCAACAGGTTACAAAGCACTTTGCACAAAATCAATTAACGCACAGGAGTACGCATAATGAGCCAAATAAATAAGCCAAGTGAATATTTTAATACTAAACTTTATAGTGGTAATAGTAGTACTCAATCTATTACAGGAGTAGGTTTTCAACCAGATTGGACATGGATTAAATATAGAAATGATGGAACTTATGGTCATGATTTATATGATGCTGTAAGAGGTGCTACAAAAACTTTAAATAGTAACAATACAAATGCTGAATATACAAGTGCCGATAGATTAACTTTATTTGATAGTGATGGATTTAGTTTAGGCAGTAATGCTTCTGTAAATAATTCTGGTGGAAATTATGTTGCATGGAACTGGTTAGCTGGTGGAACAGGAGTATCAAACACAGATGGTTCTATTACATCAACAGTATCAGCTAATACAACAAGTGGATTTAGTATTGTAAGTTATACTGGTAATGGTTCTGCTGGTTCTACGATTGGTCATGGATTAGGAGTTGCACCAGCTATGATAATTACCAAAGTTAGAAGCACATCAAATAACTGGATGGTATATCATAAATCACTTCCTATTACAGAATATTTAATAATGAATTCTACTGTTGCTTCACAAACAGATAACGAAGTTGTTTATTATGATACTGCACCATCATCTTCTGTTTTTACAATAGGTAATAATGGAGTTGTTAATGGTAGCGGTTCAACTTATATCGCCTACTGCTTCGCAGAGAAAAAAGGTTTCAGCAAGTTTGGTTCTTACACAGGCAATGGTTCTGCTGATGGTACGTTTGTTTATACTGGGTTTAAACCAGCTTTTGTTATTTTTAAAAATACTACAACAGCGAATAGACAATGGTATTTAATGGATAATAAAAGAAACACTTATAATGTAGCTAATATAGTTTTAGCACCTAACCAAGCAAATGATGAAAGTTGGTGGGGAACTGGAAACAATATAGATTTTTTAAGTAATGGAATTAAAATTAGGTCTAATTCAGACATTAACAATTCAGGTGATAATTTTATCTACATGGCATTTGCAGAAAATCCTTTAGTAGGAACAAACAATATACCAACAACAGCGAGATAATATTATGACAAAAGCAAGAGATTTAGCAAACATTATATCAGGCGGTTTTACAGCAGACGATATTCCTAATTTAGACGCTAGTAAAATTACTACAGGTGTTTTTGGTGCTTTAGATGGTTCTAATTTAACTGGTATATCTACTTCATTTACAAAATTAGACACAATTACTGCTAGTGCTACAGATACTTATGCTTTAACTAAAAATTCTGGAACAGCAGTTTCTCCTAATGCAGTTAATTGTGTTGTATCTTTAAATGGAGTTATTCAATCTCCTAATGATAGTTTTACTATAAGTGGTAGCAATATTGTATTTTCTGAAAATTTAACAGTAGATGATTCTATAGATTTTATTTTAGCTTTGGGAGTTTAACCAATGGCTTTAATTAAAGTTTCTAATAACGCATTACAAAATATAACGGCACTACCAGCTTCTATCCCTACTGGTGCTTTAGTATTATTATCTACCCAAACTGCAAGTAGTTCAGCTTCTATTAGCTTTACATCAGGAATAGATAGCACTTATGATTCTTATGTGTTTAAATTTATTAATATACACCCAAGTAATACTGCTCAATTTTCATTTCAAGGAAATGCTAGTGGTGGAAGTGGTTACAATGAAACTATAACATCAACAGTTTTTCAAAGTTTTCATAGAGAAGATGATTCTTCAACTTCTTTAAATTACAGAACAGGAGATGACCAAGCACAAGGTACAGGCTTTCAAATATTAACAAATACTGTTGGAGATGACGCAGACCAATCTTGTTCTGGCTATTTACAATTATTTAATCCAAGTTCAACCACATTTGTAAAACATTTTATATCAAGAATACAAGTTTATCGTTCTACTGGCTCTGGTGCAGAAGCATCATCTGTTGAACATTATTCTGCTGGGTATTTTAACACTACCTCAGCTATTAATCAAATACAATTCAAAATGTCTAGTGGCAATATTGATGACGGCATTATCAAAATGTATGGAGTAAAATAACATGGCTTTGTTTTCGTTGCACTTCAACAAAGAAATAATTAAAAGGATTTAATTATGGCACTTACTTATCACAACAATAACTCCATCT